GCCTTAATAGATTACATCATGCCTCAGGTCATTCTGCCTGAGGATATGATTAAACCATCTCCAGATACCCCTTTATCATGGAAAGATATTGTAACCTTATCAAAAATCGAGATTACATATCAAAAAGAGAAAAACATACACCCACTTCCTCTTGATGATGATAGTTTTTTACTGTTACATCCAGCAAGAGGGAAAGCTGACCTTTCAATACGAAGGGCTCGGTATAATGACATTTTTGATGTCATTGTAAAATGTAAAGAAATAAATCACAATGTTTTAAATAAAATAAATAATTTCAACTATGATTACATAACAACATGTAATCTACTTCTAGCTTATATATCTTTTGGAGATATATGGTTTAACAGATGGTATTCCATCGGTTGTTTTTCCGATGATATCGAACATATGTCTGATATAATGTCAAAGATAAGTGATACAATTAAATTCTATGGTTGTAATATTAGTAACTGGCAATTTATGTTAGAAAATAAAGCTTTGACAGGGTATAGGCAACTCCCATTTCCTGGTTTTTCAATGATAGATGAAAGTAGAAAATTAGCAAATTCAGGAATTGATCATTTCTGGTCAAGTAATAAAATATTATTTCGAAAAGCTGTTTTTGAATTGCTCGGTAGTACACCTCCTTTGGTATTAAAATGTATTAGTTTCTTGGAATTTATTGATAGTGGTATGTGGCAACGTTCAGGATCAAGTTCAATAGGAAAATTGACTTTAACAATTGATGGGCATGAATCAAAAACAAAAATATCAAAAAATCAGGTGTTAGATTTATTTACACCAGAAGAGCTTTATGAATTGTGTCTGAATAATAGTAAACAAATCAGTATTGCATTCGATAAACCTGAGCTTGGCAAAATTCGAATTGCAGTTGCTTCAGATCTTCTAACATATTTGAAAATGTCATACATTTACTATTGCAGTGGTAGCTTCTATGAACACTGGCCTGGCGTCACCACTGCTGAATCCATATACCAAGAATCTGACCGTCAAATTGAAATGCTCACAAAACTTAGAAATAGCTATTCGATGCCTTTTGACTATGCAGCTTTTGATCATCAACCTGAAACTTTTGAACTTGCTACGATCAATAGTGTTGCTTATAGCTACGGTCGAAACAATGCCCCAAATGTAATTGAATTTGATGCTATCGCTGATTCCATCGATATCGGATGGGATAATGCGGAATTGATTGTACCTGCTCATAAAGAAGGAGATATCTCATATGACTTGATAATTCTTACAGTAATCGGTGGTCTAATGAGTGGTCTATTCATAACTGCCATCATTGGTAATGGCTGGAATTCCTTTGTCTCTAATTTAACCAAGATGATTTCAGGTAGACTATTAAAATGTATTCCACCCACAGATGATTATATTAAAGGTGATGATAGTACTTTCATCTCTGAAAATGTGCAATTCCTCCAGGTCATGGAGGCAACATATCGTGCATTAAAGGTTAAAGGTGGCATCGGGAAGTTTTCAATATTAAAAGCCAACACCGAGTTTTTAAGAGTATGGTACAAAAAAGTGTGTTTTGGTTATCCTGCAAGAGTGCTCCCTGGTATCATGCAGTCTAAACCTTGGTCTAACACACCATGGTCACCAACTACTACTATGTCTGCTGTCGTTGATACTATACATACATTAGGGAGAAGAGGTGTAGACAAAAAGATTCTTGAAGTATTAAAAATCACCATCCTCCATAATTGGTGTCGATCAGCAGGTTTACCTTTTAAACTACTATCAATTCCTACTGCAATTGGAGGTTTTGGACTTCTTCCATGGACTGGAGTTGTCGTAAAACCAAAATTGCCCACGATACAATCCATTGCTCATAAGGCCTTTGAAAAAACAAATGCAAATTTAAACTGGCGAGCTAATAGAATACGGAAAACTTTGACAGATTGGCATCTTACGGTACCCACAAGTTTTATTGAAAAACAAGCAAATATAGAATTCAAATCTACCATTGCATCTGACAACCTCCCAAAAATGCGTCGTGCACTACATGATGCCTGGAAGATGGAGATCAAAAGAACAAAATTCACCTTTTCATTTGAACGTAATGTTCAAAAAACCATTCCTCTCGATATCACAATTTCCACGCCAGCCATTGCACCTGGAACATTAAAACAATATGATTTAATTAATAATAGTCAGACAAGTTTCAATTCATGTACATGGGAAGTTTCAATTCTAGATCAACTTCAACCATATCTAAAGGAGATAGGTATCACTATAAAGGATTTTATAAACAAAGAACCTAAGATGGTTCGTCTCAAAAATGCAATGTTAGGAGCTAGAGGGCATATAACTGAAATTTTGAATTGGCTAGGTGGGCGGATCCACCCTGTCTCTACATATCTTAGTAGTAAACTCACATCTAGTTTTTTAACTAACTTAATTTCACTCATTCCAAAATTTCCTCATTTTCAACCATACACATTAGCATATATAAGCAACACAATCTGGCCTATGTATGCTAACTCGTTTTATCTCAACAGTATGTATGCAGTAACTGTATACAATTACTAGATTGTAACTAATCCCTTGGAACCTTATCCAAGTTTTAAATGTTTATGTACAGAATCCCACATGGGAACCTAAAAAGTGG